CGGCATCAGGCTCGTGCCTGGACTTCGCAGCGATGTCTTGATTTCATGGCTCCGGCGGTAGGGATCGAACCTACGACCAATTGATTAACAGTTCTCAGCCCTAGACGGCTGTGGGGCGGCTAAGCTAGGATATGTGTAGCAGATACAAGGACTTGAGACGCTACGCCACCCCCTTAGACGGCTCCGCACAGGTAATCGGCACTGCCCTGAGCCTTACGCGAGCCTTACGCCAGATGGAGCCCCCGATGCCCGACCTGCCCACGAAGGCCCGCCTCACCGACGCCATGGTTGCCAAGTTCCCCTTCCTGCCCACTGGGCAGAAGCTCGTGGCCGATGCCGACCAGCCCGGCCTGTACCTCAAGGTCGGCAAGACCGCCAAGAGTTGGGTTGTCCAGACCGAGGTGCGGGTGCTGGACGACCGGATGCAGAAGGCCCGCAAGACTGTCCGCCGGGCCTTCGGATCGTTCCCCGAGCTCAGCGTGAAGGACGCCCGGGCGGCGGCCAAGGGCGAGCTTGCGGCCATCCTCGCGGGCGAGGGGATCGGCAAGGCCCCAGCGGGCGTGACCCTCGGGACGGCATGGGACCTGTACCGCGCCGCGCTCACCAAGGGCGGCAAGAGCGCGGCCACCATCTACAGCTACCGCAACGCGGTGGAGGCGTACCACCTCTTGGGCATCTGGCGCGACACGCCGCTGGCGGACCTCGCCACGCCCGAGGGGGCGGCCAAGGTCGCGGCGCGGCACGACGCGATCTCGGCCAAGGAGACGCACCCGCAGCACGGCGGGACATACGCGGCGAACGGGGCAATGCGGACCCTGCGCGTGATCTATAACTGGGCGCTGGAGCGCGGCCACGTCCGACCGAACCCGGACGGCTGGCACCCGACGCGGCAGGTGACGTTTAACCCCGAGGAACAGAACGGCGACAAGAAGGCGATGGACCTGTCGGACCTGCCGGGCTGGTGGCGCGCCTACGGCGCGATGGAGAACCGCGTCCGCGCCGAATACCAGCTTTTCCTGCTGCTGTCGGGCAGCCGGTCCGGCGCCATAGCGACGGCGCGGTGGGAGCATCTGGACGTGGCCGGTCGCCGCCTGCACATCCCGACGCCCAAGGGCGGCAAGGCCCGGGCCTACGACATCCCCCTGACGCGCCCGATGCTGGCCTGCCTCGCACGGGCGCGGCGGGCGGCGCGGGTCTACCAACCCGGCCTGTCGCGCGAATGGATCTTCCCCGGCGACCCGTCGAAGGCGATGCGCGGGACCGGCGACTTTGCCGGCCACATGTCGCTGTTCGCCACGACCGAGCCTAAGCTGCCCTGCTCGGGCCACGGCCTGCGGCACACCTACCGCAACGCCTGCGAATGGGCCGTGGTGAGCGACAACCTGTCGAAGAAGCTAATGAACCATTCGCAGAAGGGCGACACGCACTCGGGCACCTACGGCAGCCGGGCCGGGGTCTGGCAGCAACTGTTGCTGGCGCAGGAGAGGATTAGCGCGGTCGTGATGGAGAACCTTCGCAAACAATAGCAACCGCCTAGACGCGATCCCGGCTAAGGCGGTATAAGGGCGTTGTTGACAGATTAACCGGCGGGTCACGGTAAAGGCTGCGCATATCCCGGTCGCGGGAGCCCAACCTGAGGGTGGATGCGGCAAGACCCCGATGTCGTGGTGTAGAATGACCAGCCACGAGCCTCTTACGCCCCAGACGGGGCAGGAGGCTCTATGGACGACCCTGTTGCTTTTGCGAAGCTCGTGGCGCGAGAAATGGCCGATGGCTATGCCTCGGGCCGCTATGCGCCGCCCCCCGAATACCTGACCACCGCCCACGCCGCCGCTTTCCTCGGTCTGGCGCCGGGCGGGCTTGAGACGATGCGCAAGGAGGGGCGCGGCCCCGCCTATATCCGCGCTTCCGGCAAGCTGGTCCGCTACCGCGTGGCCGACCTGAACGACTGGATGGCCCAGCACCGCGTCGAACCCGGCGAGGTGGCGGAATGAGCGATCTTGGAAGAGAAGCCCCCGGCGCTGGGAAGCGGGCCGGGGGCGCAGAGGACAGGGACCATCATCATCTTCCTGACGCCCCGAGTATAGCGCCCGAAACCGGCGACGGCGATGGCGATCCGTTGCGTCCGGACACCGACGCCGCGCTTGCGTTCCTCGACCTATGGTTCGGTGACGAACCTAGGGTTCTAACTGCGATCCCGCCGGACCGGGTGCCGACTGTCACCGCGTCCTTTGCCCGAACCGAACGCGAAAGAATGGCCGCGTGGATCGACGCTAGGCAGGGCAAGGCGAACCTCTACTTCGCCGTGAACCGTGTCTTCGGCCTCATCGCCAGCAAGGCGAAGAAGTTGGACATGGCGTCTGCGGTCGCACTGCACGTCGATGTAGACCCCCGCCCGGGCGAGCCTCTGGAAGCCGAGCGCGAGCGGGCGGCGCGGGTGTTGCGCGAGTATGACCCGCCGCCGAGCGTGATGTTGGACAGCGGCGGCGGCTACCAGGGTTTCTGGCTTCTCGACGCCCCCTATGCGCTTGAGGGCGAACGGGCCGACGACGACCGGCATCTCCCCGTCGAAGACCGAAACCGGGCAATCGAGGTCGCGCTCGGCGGCGACAACTGCCACAACATCGACCGCATAATGCGCCTGCCCGGGACCGTGAACGTCCCCGGGGAGAAGAAGCGCAAGAAGGGTCGCAGGCCCGCGCTGGCGCGGGTCGTAATGGAGGACTGGTCGCGGCGCTACCGCCTCGAAGACTTCCCGGGGCTGCCGAAGGTGGGCGTGAAGGAAACCGTCTATGCGGCCCCCGAGGCGGGCGTTTCGCTTGATGACCTGCCCGACACGGTTTCGGATCGAACCCGGATGCTGATAGCGAACGGTAACGACCCGGACCGACCCTACGCATCGCGGTCGGAACCCGTCTTCGCGGTGGTCTGCGACCTTTGCCGTGCCGGTGTGTCCGATGGGGTGATCCTGGGCCTGATTACCGACCTCGAATTGCCGATCTCTGCCCACGTGAACGAGAACGGCGGGCTGACCTATGCCCGGCGGCAGCTTGAACGCGCGAAGGAGGCTGTGAACGACAGTTTCGAGTGCGACAAGGACGGCAGGCCGCTTAACAATTCGCAGCGCAACATCCGGCTTGCGATCCGAAAGCTGGGCGCCGCCGTTAGGCTCGATGAGTTTGCCGGGCGCGAGCTTGTTGATGGGCTCGACGGCTTCGGGCCGATGCTCGATGAGGCTGCGGCGACCGAACTCTGGCTGAAGACCGACGCAAGGTTCGGCTTTCGACCGGGAAAGGATTTCTACCAGGCCGTCCTGAGCAACACCGCGCAGCACAATCGCTTCCACCCGGTCCGCGATTACCTAGCGGGCCTGACGTGGGATGGGGTCGAGCGGATCGGGCGGTTCCTGCCCGTCTACGCCGGGGCCGAGGATACCGCCTATGTTGGCGCGGTCGGACGGCTGGCGCTTCTTGCTGCGGTCCGACGGGTGCGCCGCCCCGGCGTGAAGTTCGATGAAATGCTGGTCCTTGAGTCCGAGCAGGGCAAGGACAAGAGCACGGCTCTGAAGGTGCTGGCGGTCCGCGACGACTGGTTCTCGGACGACCTTCCGCTGAATGCGACCACCCAGCGCGTGATCGAGGCGATTTCGGGCAAGTGGATTGTCGAGGCGGGCGAACTGAAGGGGATGAGGAAGGGCGACGTGGCCCACCTGAAGGGCTTCCTGTCCCGCACCCACGACAACGCCCGCCTTTACTATGATCGGCGGGCGACCGAGTTTCCGAGGCAGTGCGTGATCGTCGGGACCACGAACGATGCCCAGTATCTCCGCGACACGACCGGCAACCGCCGTTTCTGGCCGGTGGCCGTGAAGCGCTTCGATATCGACGCGCTCCGCCGCGACCGCGACCAGATATGGGCCGAGGCGGCGGCGGTCGAGGCGAGGGGCGAGCCGATTCGGCTTGACCCTGCGCTCTGGGATGCTGCGGCCGAGGCGCAGGACCGGCGGCGGGTCGAAGACCCGTTCTACGAGAGCCTGCTGGCCGTCCTAGGCACCGATGCCGAAGGCAAGCTGAAGGCCGAAGACGCATGGCGCATCGTCGGGAAGCCGAAGGGTATGCGGTCGCAGGACGACAATGAGAGGCTGGGCGCGGCGATCCGGCGGCTTGGCTTCGAGCCCGGCCAGCGGCGCTTCGGCAGGGGGCCGGAGGCTGCATACGTCCGAGGCGACGGCGCTAAGCGGCTGGCCCTCGAAACCGACCCGAACGGCGAGGTGGTCGGGCTGATCCTGACGGACGGACGCGACCCCGAGCCATTCGAGCGGGGCGGATGACGGCGTAGCGGGCTTACGCTACGATCCGGCCCTTACGCCTAAGCCCAAGAAGGCGTAGGGAAATTCTGTGGCGTAAGCCCCGTATGGGGCCGTAAAGGCCCTCGGCAAGAGGCGCTAGAAGGGAGCGCCTTCGTGCTCTCCCCCGGGTTCCCCGTCGCATATTCCCAAGAGAGAAGGATTACGGGGCTTACGGTCTGGAATAATCCCAAGGGAATAGTGGCTTAGGCGTAATCCCCCGGGGCTTACGCAGGGGCTTACGTGGGCTAACGCCTGACCGGCATGCTTGGTGCCGGATCGAACGAAACCCGCGTTCTCCGCCGCGCCAAAAGAGCCGTGGCGCGCGGACCGGCCCCGCGCCGCTCCTGCCCGCGATGCCGATGGGCCGGTTCGCTTGCTGCCTGCCTCCTTGGGCTTGGCCCCACCCCGCAAGGGGGGCGAAATCTGGCCCCTTCGAACCCCACAGAACCAGTGACTTATCCCCGCCCGCCGAAGGCCCCCGCGAACTACCGGCAGGGGGGGCTGCGTCTATCGCAGTTCCGCGATTGATCGCTGGGTGCCATCTGACCCGAGGAACTTCCAGTTGCCATTCCAGACATTTTCGTTGCCGTCTACTATCGACTGGTTGAGTTGGTTGAGCGTCGGGAAGCGTTCTCCGGTATCTGGCCTGACCCACTGACCGCCTTGGACAACGCCCGTGTATTGCTTGCGCTTGTAGGTGCGAAACACCTCGAACCCTTCCGCGAAGTGGACACCGCTTCGCCCATCGGTGATGCCGTGCCCCTTCGGCGTGACCTTGTTCGGAGCGGGGGCGGGCTCGCCGCATTTGAGCAAGCGGTTGAGGATGGCGTCCTCTGTGTCCTCCCCCGCCTGTCGCTGTGCCCAGATAGCCGCGAAAACCGCTGTCGAAACCGAGATGGTCCTATTCATAGCTTTCTCCGATTCTGCTTATCCTCTATATATAGCAAATAGTGCTATTAGCTGCAAGAGGAGAATCCGATGAGGAAGGCCGCGATCTACGCCCGGGTATCGACTGGCGAACAGACGCCCGAAAACCAGCTTATCCGCCTGCGAGAGGTGGCGGAGCGAGCGGGTTGGGCGGTTGTGTGCGAATACGTCGAGACGGCATCCGGAGCCAGCCGCGCGCGGCCCGGGCTGGACGCGATGATGAAGGACGCCGCGCGCCGCCGGTTCGACGTGGTGATGGCTTGGGATGTGTCGCGCCTTGGGCGATCCCTGCGCGATCTGGTGGACCTGTTCGAGACGCTGCGCAGCGTCGGCTGCGACCTCTTTCTGGAACAGCAAGCGCTCGACACCTCGACACCGGCGGGCCGCGCCCTGTTGCAGATGTCGGGCGTGTTTGCTGAGTTCGAGCGGGCGATGATCGTGGAGCGCACGAAAGCCGGGATGGCCCGCGCCCGGGCGCGCGGCAAGCAGATCGGTCGCGCGCCAGCGTCCGACGCCATCGTGGACGCGATCCGCGCCCTGCGTGCCTCTGGCTTGGGGATGGACCGGATCGCCCGCGAGCTTCGGTGCGGCAAGGGGCTGAGCCAGCGGGTCTGCCAGCAGTATGACAAGGAGATGGCCGATGGATGAAGACAGGTTCGACGCGGTGGCCCGCCGCGTCTCGGACGGGACGCCGGGTGGCCCGGCCTACCGGATCGGCAAGCGCGGCCTGAAGGTGATCGAGGAACTGGCCGCGCGAGGCGTTGCCGAGGCGACGATGGCCAAGGCCCTGCGGATGGGGAAGGATGCCTTTCGCGCTGCGAAGCGGCGCGACCCTGCCGTGCAGGACGCCATAGACCGGGGCCGCGCCGTCGAGCA